TATTGCAATATATAACAAAAACCTAACAGGCATATGATTCGTTTTAAAATAAATGCCTACCATCGCACCCATTTCTAAATAGATAAACATTAGTAACAAGTCGCCAACTGTTGCATGATGTTTCTGGAATAATTCAAAGAAAGTCCAACCAGCTGCCCATACTGTTGCGGCACCAATTGCAAACAATGCTAAACGATGGAATATATCTACTAAGGTGTGTCCTACTTTATCTACTATTTCTGTTTTTAACATTATTCAAACTCTCTATCTTCTCTGTGGCCACCACGACCTGCCATGTTACTGTCAGTCTCACGTACTTCTACTCTACAGCACCATACACGTTTAGCTTCTTCACTACCACAGTTAGGTAAAAAGATTGTGTTAATGTATTCATACAAGAAGTCAGATATACCTTCACAGCCAGTACGTTCTACTTCTGTAATCTTTGCTAGTTTCAATCTACCTAATTCTAATAGATGTTCACGCATTGGGTCATCTTGTGCGACTAATAAAGTATGGTCAAACCATTCTTCTAGTTTATCTTTAAGTGGTCGTAGTCCACCAAAGTCAGTTACCCAGTTACGTGCGTCAAGTGTGTCAGCCTCAAACTCAAAGTGAAAACTCATAGCATAGCCATGAATTAAGTTACAATGACTATCAGCACGCCATTGACGATATGCGACAGGACCTATTTGTCTGTATGTCTTTGTTGAAAAGAATTTTTTGTTTGCCATGATTTTCTCCTATGTTAATTATAGCATAGGCAGCAGAGTTTGTAAAGCGGGATGACGCCGAGACCGCTATATATATTTACCCTAATTGATTCTTTATTGCCCGATAAATTTCATCTACGTTTGTAGGTTTTGGTGTCATAATTGTAGGAGACACCTCCCCTAAATCTTTAACCAAATCTTCATAATACAAATCCAAATCATAATTTATTTTTAACGTGTCAATACTTTTGTTATAATTTTTTATAGCTTGGATAGCTATATTTATGGTATCAGTATTAATAATAATTTTTTCATCTTTATATTTTTCTGCTGTTGCTGGCTGGTATCCCCATACTCCCCTACACAATTCAATATAGTTACTGACCATTTGATCTATTACATTTCTTCTTCTTATTCTAATTAAAAATGCCTCATTTAAAAAAATATGTTTAACTATATCGGTTGGAAATTTTAACAGTTGTTTTGCATGAAACTTTAAAATATACTGATTGTTAGTGGTAGCACATTCAATAAAACTTTGCATGTTATTTGATTCATCAGGCTCTAAAAATAATTGTAAGTTTGGGTAATTATTAGATAATACCGTAGCCAATAAAGTAGATCCTGTTCTAGGACTAGATAAAATAATTATAGGAAACTTGTTTATATTGTACATGTAATATTATTTACCAAATCCTAAACTTTTTCGGATTTTAGTAGCACTAATACTATGGGTAGCGTCATCAAAGGTTTCTTGTTCAATCTTGTATCCAACATCACGCCCATATGTAATATTTATAATGTTTGGCACAATTTGAATTTCGTATTGACCTTGGTATAACATATCCAAATCACGTTTAATAAAACTCTTTACTTGGTCGATTGCAAAAGGATTGGTGCCCTGCCAACCTTGACAATCTCGGATCATTATACAAACTTGCCCAGTCTTAGCCAAGGCACGTTCAAATAACGCACGGTGACCGGCGTGCCAAGGTTGCCAACGGCCTAACATCTGCACAGTTTCTTTTTGCCAATCAAATATTGGTCTACGTCTGTTATCTAATATATGTGCGGCAATAAACTCTCCCCACTTTTCACCGTGTTGTTCTGTAATTCTAAAGTCATATACTTCAGGTGGTATAAATGCTTTATTCGTATCTTCGTGGCGACCTTTATCGATAGTATCAACCCAAACAGTCCAGTCTGCTTTAAAGTTGTTACGCATTTCAACTAATGGTGCAACAAAGTCACAAATGACATAATCACATTCAGTCATATTATCTGCTAGTTCACGCATACGATGACTTTGACGAATACGACCTTCTGTGCTAAAGTCCCAGTCATTGTATTTCTTACGTACATCGTCAGCATTTAGCCAACCTATTTTTTTCTTCTCAGCTTGTAGGTGGTCTACAATATGTTGTGCTAGATAAGTTTTACCAGCACCCGGTAATCCCATTACTAAAATTCTTTTAGGCATTTTTAATTTTCTCCGCTTCTGCTACACGTTTGCGTAGACTTGAACTACTAAAACTATGGTCACGCTTATTAAATATAACCTGTACACCACGTCCAGCACCTTCATTACGTCCGGTAAAGTTCTTATCCTCATACTCTGTACCCAAAATACGAACATCTAATGGTAATATCAATAACAAGTCAATCAAGTCTTGTTCAGTTTGATAAACTACTACTTCATCTACATAGCGACAAGCCGCAAGTTGAATCTGTCGTTCTACAATACTTTGAATAGGTTTATTCTTAGTATCAGGTCTATCAATGGTTGGATCAGTTTGTAACCCACAAATCAAATAATCACAATGATTTTTAGCTTCACTTAACATAGCAACATGTCCAGCATGAAGCATATCAAATGTACTAAAGGTAATGCCAATCTTTTTACCTTGTGCTTTAAGTTCTTTAATATGATTGAATATCATTTTGAGAGAGTTCTCCACATTTTAGTTTGTTCGTGTTCTTTTAAGAATTCATCTTCACCTGTAAAGGTAGGAGCATCATTCATAATCGCATCCAATAACCATTTCAACTTATGTAAGTCTTTTTTGATTTCAAATGTAGTGAATCCATCGTTATACGGACTGTGAAGTTCTACACCTGCAATGTAGATTTGATGATGTACACTATTATAATCCATTGGTTTTCTAAATCCCATTATTCGTGCCCCTTATGAATTAATTGATTTACCATATTTAAGTCAAATTCTAGTCTTACAATTTTATCTTTAATAGCGTCATACTTGTCGTTATGAACTTCTAGGTCATGGGTAACGATATCTAAATACATTGCCGCAGCCTCATCGTGGGATTTTTTAATTTCTTGCTCTAATAACAATCGTCTATCTTTTAACATTATTTGCAACCCTTATTAGCAATTTGTAAGAACTCTTGTCTTGCCGCTGGATCTGATTTGAATCCGCCACCTAAACGACAAGTAACAGTACTTGAACCTGTATCTTCAACACCACGACTTTTTACGCAATAGTGTTGTGCATCAATCATAACTGCAACATCTTCTGTATCAAGGATAAACTGTAAGGTGTGGAAAATTTGCTCTGTTAACCTCTCTTGAATTTGAGGTCTTTTGCTAAAATATTCTACGATACGGTTGATCTTACTAAGCCCAAGAACTTTTTGTTTAGGGACATAAGCTACAGTAGCTAATCCATCAATCACTACACCGTGATGTTCGCAGTTAGATTGAACATTAACATTACGCTCTACAACCATTTCGTTGTATTGCATCTTGTTGTCAACTGTTGTACATTTCGGAAAGTTTTCATCTTTAAGACCGAAATATATTTCATTAATATACATCTTAGCCATTCTATTTGGGGTCTCACGAAGGCTATCATCATTTAAATCTACACCCACTGTTTTCCAAATAGTAGTAAATGCATCCTCTAAAATGTCAATTTTCTTTTTATTTTCTACTGCAAGAGCAGATTCGTTGATGGGAGTTTCTACTCCTACTTTAGTAAGATACTCTCTTACTTTTTTACCCAATATTGGGTCACATTTGGTTTTGTCAAAACTCATATTGATTCTCCTTACTCAAATTTGTTTATGATTTAAAAATGTAGGTTTAGTTAAATTCCAAACTAAACCATACTGATACTTCTTATCAGGATTAATGGAAATGTCATTATCATTTCTATACTTTCCTTTTAACTCTCCTTCAAAAATTATTCTCTTTCCTGAAGGTTTGTATAATCTTCCGTAGCTTATAGTGTACTCTAATTTTATTAGTTCTTCAATTTTATCGGGTGAAAGAAATTTCTCTTCACCGTTTACTATACACCATTTCTTACCCTTAACTGCGGACTTACCATACATACCATTAACTTCTCCATGTCTGGCCATTTGAGTCTTTGATCCAACTCTAAATTTTATTTCGCTAGTATTGATAATATTAGCAATACTAAAAATTTGGTGGTACAATGGCAATTGATGATACTTTATAATAGAATGCTCACCTAATATGATATTATATATAGTTATAGTATCTTTTCTAGGATTATTGAATGTTTTCTTTTTGTGTGATGCCACTGCCCTAGACGATGACCAATTGCTAGTTCGTATATTAGTTAAGCCGTATTTTTGCTTCAACTCCGATATCAATTTTAACTCTATGCATAGAGCCTCATCTTCTGTAAGACCTTCACTGATTTTTACAATCTTAGGGTTCAATCCTAAACTTTGTATTAACCTAATAGTGTTTAACTTATGACTATTTTTATGTTTTCTAGTCGGTCTAGCATCTTTTAAGTGGTCAAAAAGTCTACTACCAATGCCCTTACCTATATAAAAGGGCTTCGCTGAAAAAGAAAAAACACTTGAATTATAACTTCCCTCTTCCAAGGGATTTAAATATGCGTATACATAATACTGTGACATATAAGCTTCCTAACTCCTTATATTAAAATTTTAGAGACAGAATCTATCTTATTCTGTCACATGTATTTATGCCTGTTTACTTAGCTTTTGCTTTTTCTTCAGCACGTGCGGTCTTTTCTGCTGTAATTTCATTACGGCGAGCTTTAACTGCCTTAGCTAGTTCGGCTAATGCTTTGCGGGCACGTGTACCAGCTGCCGCATTGCCTTTGTTAAACTTGTCGTTCTCAGCATTATATGCTTCTAAACTTGTTTCAATATCATTTTGTGCGCTCATTGTTTTTCCTTTATTAATTTGCGTTTTGTTTTTGGTACTTCTACCGAGTTGAGTGCTTCTCGCACTTCTTTTAATAATGCTTCGTCATCCCATTCTAACATAGTTTTGCCATCAGGGAAAGTAGTTACGGTCAAATGATTACCTTTAACTACTGTCGGTTCTGTAATTTCTTTTTTCTTGCGTGTTGCCATGATTATTTCCTATCACCGAACAGTTGTAACAAGTTTAAGAACAAGTTAATAAAGTCCATGTATAATGTTAGTGCGCCTCGTACTTCTGCAACATCACTGGCTTGTATACTGAGTTCTTCACGGATCTTTTGTGTATCATAAGCAGTTAAGCCAAGGAAGATAATGATAGCCAGTGCAGAGATTACCATCTGCATGACTGTACTACCAATAAAGATATTAACAATGCTGGCAATAACAATAGCAATCAATCCCACAAACATAAATTTACCAAGGCTGTCAAGACTTTGTTTAGTAAAGTAGCCGTAACCACTCATTACACCAAATAGTATTGCCGCACCCATAAAGGCTGACACAATACTGCCCATAGTAAACACAGCAAAGATTGTAGCAAAGCTTAATCCCATCAATGCGGCAAAGCCATGTAGACATAGTTGTGCGGTACTTTTACTAGGATTATTACTTAAAATCATAGCAATACCAAAGATTGCGACTAATGGTGAAAAGATTATAATCCACTTCATTATACCTGTAAAAAAGAATGCTAATAACTCTGGGCTAGTACCCACAAAGTAACTGACAAACATTGATACAATAACAGCAAGACTCATGTGCCCGTACACACGACCCATTGCTGAGTTAATTTCGCTCGCTGAACGATACGACATTTCATTTTCATAAGTTGTTTCAAACATAATTTTCTCCTTTTAGTATTTACTCTCTCTGGTGTATTTGCGATAGCCTGTGTCCATACGCAACCATTGTTGTCCCCTACCCTCTAATATATCACAAATTCTGTCAATTGTACCATCAGTCCAATCACTAATCTTACCTTGATTAACATGTGGTTGATGTAACATATGATACAATTTAATAGTTGCATCTTCAACAGACCAGGGAGTATAAAGTCTTGTATAGTCATTCGCAAACGTTTCTGGGAAACTGCGATATGCCGGATACAATACATTACAACCTAAACTGTCTGCTTCACTAACTGTATTGCTCACCCAGTCTTGTAATGCACAGTTGAACAATACTCTAGTATCATTTAACAATTCATAATATTGATTCTTATCTAGGTCTTCGTGTACTGTTAATAACCCACGATCTTGCATATCTTGTGTACGCTTCATGTAACTATCGTTGTTGCTTTTTAGTTTACTACCACTGAATACACAGAATTCTACACCACGATATACACCATGACGATCCTTCTGTCCATAACGGTTGTAGAATTCTTCAATCACATCCATATAAAAGTCTGGTTGCTTTTCTTGATCCCATCTTGCACTGAATGCAATACGCATTTTACGTTCATTGAAAGGCTTAATGTTATTATTGATACGACCACGAACTTCACTCTTACCAAATGCTAAGCCTGAGATATTGTAGATCGGAGCTTTCCAACCTGCAATCTTCATATGCATAACCATTTCTTCATTACTAGCAAGTACACCATCAACGAATGAGTCAACCATCTTTTCATAGTGACCCATGAACTCACTCATGCCCCATACATGAACAAAGTCATCAGGGTCAATACTTTGTGCTAGACAACGAACATAAATCTTAGGACGACTTGTGATCGGAATCTGTTTCATAATGTAGGGCAATGACTCAATGCCCGGCTGAAACATATCTTCAAAATAAACTATATCACCTGCGCCTACATCACCTTGTTTCATCATCTTAACTAGATTCATTAGTTGACTCATACCAAAGTATGTTCTTCCATGTGCGTCTAGTACTTGACCTGTAACAATAGCTTGGTCATTACTTAATGTTTCGCCCGGGACAATAACATAGTTAATGCCTCTGCGTTTGAATACACTTTCATTCCAGTCTTGTAACTGCAATGTATATCGTGCTTTATAAGGCTCTAGGCCCATGTAAAATAGTTTATGCATTTGTTTTTCTTTCAATATCTTCTTCTACACATTCTTCACCATATTGTATTTCTACAATGCGACAAGGTATATTGTATGGATTACTTAATTGATGCCAGTCGCCTACTAAAATATTATGTGATGTATGTTGGGCTAATGTTTTGCTAGGCAATTGATAACCATCATTCATCATTGATACAACATCACACATTCCTTCGCTCACTAACCAATATTCGTTACGTTTGAAATGCTTTTGCATACTTAAGCTTTGACCCGACTCTACCGTTAATTCTTTTACTTTACAACCCTTTACATCATGTAGTATACGATAATATCCCCACTCACGCAATGTTTTCGGTTGTTTCCATTCACGTAGTATCCAACTACTGCTATTCTTTTTGTCATCTCCTCCCACACCAAATACAAATTCTACATCGTCAAACACCATTTCGGGAATGTTATTCTTAGTTCTGTCCCCACCATTAGCAAAGATAATATTTGCTTTTGGGTGTAGTTCTTTAACTTGTTTGATAGCATCAATTGCCGTATCATCACTATCATCAAACTCTATTACCTTATGTACTTGATATAAATTTTCAATGATTGATTTACGTTCTTGCATAGGCATAAAAGGTTGGCCCTTTTTACGGGCCAACCATGCGTCACTATTAACTCCTACTATCAGTAAGAAACCTAATGCTTTAGCGGCTTTGAAATATTCAATATGACCACTGTGCAGAGGATCAAAGCCTCCAGTGACTAACACTATCTTCATGGACGAGTATCCTCAGCCCATTGATCCTTAGCCCATTTGCCTGCCAATTGTTTCTGATGTTGACGAAATGCAAAACTCCGCATGTCATACAATGATGTTTCATCAAACTTGTACCCATAGTCCTGACAGAATTCAAGGTACTTTTCTAAGTCCTCAAAAATCTGATTGATACGTGGGTTAGATTGATATTGTTGTTTTGCCATTTTTAATTCCTTTAAATAGCGAGTTGTTGATAAGGTTTGCTTGTGTTATAGACAATAGTAGCACCATTCTCATTATCTTCTGATACTTGAATAGCGATATTACGATCTGGATACCGAGTTGCAATAATCTCATAAAGATCATCACTAATCATTTCACAACTTTTGTAATTCAATTCTAGTATGCCTTGAGAATATTGATTCTCTAACCATCTTTTAAATTGAATAAACTCAATATCACGGTCGTTGTGAAATACTTCAATAGACACTTCAAAATGAAAGATGTGTCTATGTGGAGTTGCTAAAAAGCTAACATCATACTCATCACCTGTTGCCAAGTTAGGGTCTGTTGCCGCCGCCGGGTATTTATGAATACCTTCTTTTTGAAAACGCACAAAAATTGTACGTAATGCATTTTGTTTGATACGTACACGTTTCTCGGTCGATGCTTGTGTGTGCTGTTCTTGCATATTATTCTCCTAGTACTTTTGAAATTTCATCATCACTATCTTCAATAGCTTCTTCAACTTCTGGCTCACTATCACTTACTTCAAACAATTGGTCAAACATTGTCATAGCATTCATTGCTTTCTTGCCGCTCAAACCCTGACTACCTGACTTCATCTGCATCCAGAAGCTACTATGTGATTCTATCATATCTAGGCTCTTTTGTCTATCTTTTTGTGCAAATATCTTATCGACAATTTCACCGAAATGCTCATCATCAAACTTGCTCATAACCATCTTAGGCATGATGCCCCTATCATACTGACGATTAGCCTCTTGTACAGCAGTCATGTGCATATAAACATTATGGCTCTGTAGTAATGTATAACTCAATGTATCCCAACTTGTTTTAGTTTCTTTACCATGTTGACCGATAAAGCCTTGACCGCGATAGCAAAGGTCCTTCATCAACATAAGGTCCGTTACTGGACTATCTGTAAACTTGTCATGGATTTTATCTTGTAATACAGCATCACTATATTTACGATTATCATTAGCATAACTTTTCTTCTCAGCAGTCTTTTCCATACTATATGCCCACTTCTTATCGTGTTCAATACTATTATTAAAGTATGCTAGACCTTTAGCCGCACTAAAGAATGGGCTTGCACAATCAAATGTAATTTGAAGTTTTGAATTATGATACTTACGAATAGCTTTTTGAATATCACTAAACAATACAGCATATTCCATAATACTTACACCCAAACAATGAATCAAATCATGTTTACCTTCTACTAATAAACCATCATGGATGATATCTACTAACCTACGTAACATCAAGTGTACATCAATTTTATTCTGTCCACCGAATGCCCAACCATTAAAGTGATTGTCTGGATAAATATTTGGATCACAATACTTTTTCATTTCTTCATACCAGTCATCACTTTGTTTGTGATTACGACCTTGCAATACATTTAAGAATTTACATTTACCATTACGGTTTTTAATGAAGTATTCGTTATTGATATGCGTAGCAGTGATAGCTTCTTCAATTGTACTGATACCATGTGCTGACTTACCAGTCTTTGGATCTTTAATATGATAAGTTGTAAGACTTTGTGATGGAATATCCAAACACATACCATAGTCCATGTATGTGTCCATCCAGTTCAATACAGCTTTACGTTTAACCATAGCACGTGGACAGTTAGGATCTTTCCAATCAGCAGGCCATTGACATTTAAGAATCTGAAATCCACCACTGTCACCTAACATAAACGTACCTTCTTCACGTTCTCTAATGATACTTTCACTAGGATCGTCTTTAGTAGTATCTAAGTTAGCGTGACCAGCAGAGTATAAGCCCCACTTATAATAGTATAGACCCTCTTTACTGTTTAAGAAGTTAAGTTTTTCTACATCACCATTAAAGCCTGCAGGGATACGTGCTTTAGGGAAGTAATCTTCACCCTTGCGTTGTTTACCCAAGCCAGCAATATAGAAACTACTGACTGCAGGTAAGAACAATGCCCAATCGGGTTTATGTTGTGCTGATAGATTTACTTGTTCCATTAGGGTACCATTGAATTTTTGATTTCACTATGGCCAGGGCTATTAAGTAGAGTTTGAATCATATTAATTTGTTCTTCTTTGTCTTTGATTTGATTAACAAGGTCTTTGATAACTGGATTAGTTTGTGCTAATCGTTCTATATCAAGTTCCTCATCACGCTTCTTACGGGCCCACTCTAACAAACTAACTGCCTCATCACTTAAGTTTATAGTAGTGTGATGTGCTGAAAGGATAATCCAAGTACTACCATCATATACTTCTATATTCTGACTATTAGGGTTATATCGCATATTGCCCACACCAGGAGCATTGCTATAGTTACCTATATAAGTAGATCCGGGATTTCCCCCTGATATATTTAAGAATGGGCTACTAGAGTGTATGCTCTTAATCATTTTGCGTTAGCTGGCAATAGATATGTGTAAGTAGCAAGACCACTATCAACTGTAATTTCAGTTGCGCCTGCATCAGCAATACGAACTTTCTTGTCGCCTGGCAAGTCCATGATAGCTAAGAATACTTTAACAGGCCAGTTCCAAACTTTATTTAATGAACCAGTAACACCTGGTTGAAATACAAAATTACCTGAGTGAGTTGATGGGTCACCAAAATTAACTTTTAAGTCACCGTTAACTGTTGAAAATGTAAAATGTTCTTCTTCGCTATTAGCACTTGCTTGTTTCTTTAGTCGCTGGATACCTGCGATAGTTGGTTCAAATTCAACATTCCAAGTAGTGCCTTTGAAAGTAACAGTTTTAACTTTTTCTTCTACAATTGATTTAGTCATCAACCGATAGTCGTTAACGAATGTGCCATCTTTAGTTTCAAAGTGAATAGTACTAGGTACATCAACTCCGTCACGTGTAGTGAGTAATACAGAGATTTTAGCGTGTTCATCATAGTCATCAAAACCTAGAATAGTTTTGAGTTTAGTCAAGTTAGGCATACCAAAGACACCGATGAAATCAGCAATTGGGCTATTCAATACCCCTGATACAATCACAGTTTTCTTTTCTGAAATTGCGTTGATATGTGTCTCTGTATCTGTACCGGATACTTTAATTAAGTCTACATCGCCTAGACCGTTTGTGTGTGTAATTAAATCTTGTAAATAATCTTTCATGTTTTTCCTTTGTATACCTATTTAGGCAGTTTATGTTATCTATTATAGTGGATTTTATTGCGTAAAGCAATAGCAGTTTACCCGAAGCTGAACAAATCATCAAATGTACTATTCGTATCTGTACTACTACGAATGTCCCATTCAAGTACGCCCAACAAGTTATCAATCTTTTCATCTACCAATGTTTGTTCCATTGCTTGGTCATCGAATGGTAACTCTGTAAACCATTTTGGTAATCGTAATTCGTCAACAGGATATGCAACTGAAGTGAAGCCTAATGGATTGGGTTTAAGTTTACATACTACTACCTTCATACCATCAATAATCTTTTGACTATAGTTATCGCTATTCACTCTACGCAAGTAATTGTAGTTTAATGCCGCTCTTACGTGACCGGGCATATTAGCACGACCAGTACTGCTCTTAGCTTCCAAGTCACCGTACATTGTAAGTTTGTTTACACCTTTAGGTGAGCCCTTAGTCCAACTATCTTGTGCAGTCAACACTCGTTTGAAATCTTTGATAGCTTCAATGACTTCATCACGACCTTTACCTTGTTGCAGAACCATCTGTAATACATTCATTAAGAATTCTTGTATGTATTTAGGAGTATCAGCACGTTTCAAGTCAAGACCCATAGCTTTGATATCACCAAGCTTACCATCTTTATCTTTACGCTTACCTTCTTTGTCAAAGATGTTAATAGCATAACGCTTCTTAACAATAAAGATAGCACGATCACCAATCAATTCACGACCAGCTTTGATAATCTCACCGTTCTTTCTTGGAGCGTGAAATGCCTTCTCCATGAATGATGGAAAACTTTCATTAGCTTGGTCTGCGATACTGTCATACAATCCGATACAGAGTTCTTTGTCCCATACTAACTCACCTTTATCAATCTGGGGCTTGAGTGTGGGATAAGCAGTGAAGTAACAACTATCAGTATCACCATATACAATTGCATTGCCTTCATGTGAATACGTACCCTCAACTGATTCATTGATTGTACTCATCATATGACGAACAATCTGACGACCGCTTAGAGTAACACTTTGACCAATACGCTTATCATAGAATCTGCAATGTTCATTTAACAATGCACCATATGCTGAGTTCAATAAAATCTTACGAACAAGTTGTCGCTTGTCCCAGTATTCTCTATCCTCAGTGGTAGTTGACTCTTTGAGTTTCTTCTGCATTTCTTTACGGTCTGAGTACCAGCGTGTTAGTAGACCAGGAACAATACCTTCCTTTTCATAAGTAAAGATTGTACCATTAGCACTAAGCATCCAGGGCTTATGACTGTCAAATATCATCTTCCAAACTTCTGCCGCAGACATTTCTTCAGTACGACCATCTTCAAAATCAACTGTAAGCATAGTACCACGTTCTTGGTTCATAATCGCAGTATACTCTAACGCACCAAACAGGTTCTCCCACAAGATAGCACCAGTCACATCATCGTCACCTTCTTTATAGCGTTTCTTTTCACTGGCTAAACGAAGGCCCTTATCTTTCATATACTGGTCTGTGATTGTCTGTCTGATTTGAGCAACGATGGTCTCACCTCCCATGTTAAGGGCACGAATAACCGAGGGGTAGAGCGAGTTAATGTCGACGGCTCCGACATATTCGTGCATTCCTCTTTTCGGCGTAGCAACAAAGGCACCTGCTGCCTGCTGGATTTCTTCTTCATTTTCAACCTTTCGTTTTTTATCTGGAACAACTAGCCCACGTTCGTGTGCTTCATTAAAAATTGCCATCTCAATCATTGCCACTGAACCCATTACTGTTGGAAGCAGTACTGTATTCTCATGTGCAAGTTGATTTGCTAATTCTAAAAACTTAAGTTTGTTGTGAATCTTCACTAACAACATCGTATCTTGTCTATTGTATTCAATGAACTTTTTAAAGTCTTTGTTATACAACTGGTCAAGTGTACCTTCATATTGTGTTTTGTTCTCACCTACTTCCATCTCACCGATACTGTCAAGTTTGTAACTGTGGCGTGATTCATAGTTATACTTTTTGTATAGTTGTAGATAGTCCAAGTGAATACGACCTACTAAGTCATAGGTTGTTTCACTCTTACCGAATCGTTCGTATTCACGTGCTTTAGGCAGTTGACCCATCAAGCAAAACTTGCGTGTGTCATCTTTACTCATCACACGTGTAACACGATTAACCATGTAGGGTATATCATAGCCCTCTGAGTTCCAGCCAGTTAATACATCTGCATCCTCAATCAATTGAAAGAAAACATCAAACATTTCCTTCTCAGTTTTGAAAAGCATTGTGTTTTCAAATTCATTAGTGATTTCTAGGGCTGTTTCACTAGACATATGTTTGGGAGCAATCACAAGAGTGATACATTGGTCTAGCCAATCTAAGTAACAACTGATAGCAGTTACAGGATTGAATGGATCACTTGTGGGACTGAAACCCTTGTCTGGATCAAAGTCTACCTCAATGTCAAAGAAGCAAGTATGAAGTTTAGGTGCATCAACTTTAAGATAGTTCTCGCTAAGACAACGGAAGACTACATTAATATCACTTTCAAATAATTTCTTACCTGAATGAATGCGTCTTTCTTTTTCAAACTCTTGTCGTTTACGTGTACTAAAACGACTGACTGGATCGCCATAGATGCTACGATGTTTACCTTTATTATCAGGATAATACATTACATAGTTAGTAGGGTATTCTTTATATAATCGCTTACCCTCAGGAGATCGTTCTACTACATAGATACGATCCTCATCCCTACTGTGAATAGCGTCAACGTAACTCAAAGTGTTTTGCCCACGGTTTCCAAGATAGTGTTGAGTTCATCGTGGTCTTTGTTGGTCTGACCGAGACTTGCCTTATGTGCAATCTTAATTGCTTTCTTTAATGTACTAGCTTTGATTTCAAGTTCTTCTGCTACTGCCTTTACCGTATCCGAAAGACCACTATTCAATGTATCAATCTCATGTAGGACTGTCATCCCTTCATTAATTAATTGTGTAAGTTTAATCTTAGCTTCACCATTAAATGTTCTGTTATAATCTGACATAGTTTCTCCTTAAATAATTAGTTAGTATACTTGAACTGTGTAACAAAGTCAAATATTTTGTGTAAAAAGTGGTTAGATAAATACCCATATGAAACCCAAAGTTATATTGTATTTGGATCATCCTAGATGTTCTGTTCAATGTTGCCACGGTATTATCCGTGCTCTTAGCCCAAAGTATGAAGTTGACATATTTCAGCAATATGAGATAAAAGAATTTCTTTTTAAGAAATACGATATAATTGCTTTCCCCGGTGGTATTGGAGATAGTGATACCTTTGACACCTCGCTTAGACCAAAAATGGATGTGATTAAAAATCAAATCACTAAGGGCAAAAAGTATCTTGGAATATGTATGGGAGCTTTTTGGGCTGGACATCATTATTTTGATATACTTGACGGAGTCAAATGTGAACAATATATTAAACGTCCTGATAGTGATGTTCGTAGACCATTTAGTACGACAACTCCTGTAATTTGGGAAGGTAAAAAATATAACATGTTTTTCTATGACGGGTGTTCATTATTGGGTGATTCTAGTAAATTTGAAACTGTTGCTACATATGTAAATAGTGATCCAATGGCTATAATACAAAACAATATAGGATTAATAGGTTGTCATCCTGAAAGTGATGAATATTGGTATGACAAACCTTATTTAAAGAAATATTGGCATAACTTTGTACATCATCAATTGTTATTAGATTTTGTAGATAAGTTAATGAAACATTAATTTTTATTTTCTACAATCTTTTTTACCAATTTAGGTAATCCTGGGTTAACGTGTAATGCATGTGGCATCAATTCATTGCGAATGTAATTTCGGGTATAGCGTGAGTTTTTATTTGATTCATCTTCAATCCAAGGCACATTATGGCTTTCACACCAATAGATGAATTCTTGTTTGCGTGTAGTTAAGAATGGTCTGATTACATTGTTGCGTGTTAATGGGATAACTTTGGGTGTGCCATGTAAACTTGACCAAATATATGTTTCTACACAATCATCTAAATGATGACATGTAATGACGGGTCCAAGCTCACTTAAAAATTCATAGCGTTCTCTACGCCAGTATTCTTCTTGACTTTCTTTAGTACCCTTTTGACTGCGAGGTGAGCCATACAGCATAGCAATATTATTATCACCACAATATCTGGAAACAAACTCACTGGCTTTTTCACCGTTCTGTGTTCTGTGATTAAAATGGGCAATCGTTACTTCGTGCTTGCGACTTAGAAAGTCAACAACTGCCATACTATCAACACCACCGCTACAAGCGACTGTGATACGTTTGGGTAATGGTACTGTTAACTTAATCATCTATGCAGTATAGCATAGAATGATTTGTTTATCAATGATTATGGATAACTATATTAAAAAGTTACTGACCAAGTACCAACCGTAGTCCATTTGTACACTCTGTAACCACCTGCTGTAGTTATTGTTGGACTACCAGTTGTGGCTGTTGCGGCTGCGTATGTGTCGGGGTAGCGAATGACAACGATACCAGAGCCGCCAGAGCCGCCAGAGCCTAGTTGAGAAATACCACCGCCGCCACCACCTGTATTTGGCGTGCCATTAGTCGGTGCTGTTCCACTCCAAGTACCTGCGTTGCCACCGCCGCCT